TTAATTATATAATTAAATAACCGTTATTAAAGGACTAAGCTAACTTTAAGATGAGCAGACTAACGGTTATTTTGTTCACATAAGGGTGTGAGAAACTGTTAGTTTATTGTAGGTTTAGACCGTTATATGTGAATAACTTTTTAGACTAACGGTTATTTTTATTCACATAAAAGTTAGCTTAATGTGAATAAATAATATAATAGTATCTATATTAATATAATATTATAAATTAAACTTATAATCTATTTTTAGGTATCTAAGAAATTTTTATAAAAATATAATACTATTGATATAAATATATTAATCTACTATTGTACTTAAAAGGGTTTTATGATTGATTAGAGTTTAGATACTTTAGTTAGTTGTAATATACTACAACTAACTAAGCTCTTATTTGTTTGTTTGAGATAGAATAAAATTGTTTAAAATATTTTCTGCATTTGCAAAATACTTTATTTTAATTGCTCCATCCTCTGTGATAATAGAGCCTTTAATTGTTAATGGTTGAGTTCCAGTTAATTCAGATTGTCCTGTAAGCTCTTCAATTGTTTTAGTTATCTCATTGTAACCACCCATAATACCTGCAACCTTATTATCTTTCATGATATAGCCTAAATGAACTATATCTGCGTTGATGAGGTCTTTTAGATAATTTTCAGCCCATACAGGCACTTCTTCTAAATCTTGCTCCTGAACACCCATATAATTACAAAATGATTCTTTTGTATATCCTGCAAGTTCTAACAGTATTTTAAAAGCCTCTGTTTTGCTCTCACAGCTTATTGTGAAGCTCGTTTCATTTATTTTATACATTGGTATGCCTTTTTAATGATTTAACCTATTTTTGCAGTTTATGCATTGATTAATCAATATCTTTTCTATTCTTTTTTTGTGGTAATAAATATCTTGCCCTTTCTGAGCAGAAAAAAAGAACACAGTACAATTTAAAGAGAATTCTTTTCTAATAGATTATTCAGGAATAGGTAAAAGTCTAGGAATAGATAAAATTACAGTAGGAATACATTAGGAATAGGTAAGGAATACATTAGGAATAGGTACTAAAAAAAGCTACAAAGCCTATAAAATAGGGCTTAGAGTTGAATTATATCTAAAAAAATATAAGTAAAAAATAAAAAAGTTTTAAAATGTTTTTTCAGATTGGAAGAAAAACTAAGAACCCATACCAAAACCCATAAAAAGGGGTTTTCTATGTGTTCCTGATAGTATTCCTGATGTGTTCCTGATGTGTTCCTGATGTGTTCAAAAAAAATTTAAGTGTTCCTGTGGGCTTATATAAAGCTTAACAGGTCACTTAATTAAGATTGTTCTGCAGTTGTAGTAGTCATAAAAATAAAGTCTTTGTTATCAAAGTGGAATGACTTTATTTCATCATGTGGTTTTATTTTTCTAAACTTCTCTTTAATTCTTTGGTTCTTAGAGTCAATAGTATCTTTAAGTTTAAGATTGATAGTAACTCCACCTGTAAGAACTTTATTCCAAAAGCTTCCAAACTTCTTGTCGTCTTTTAAAATATGTTCAAGGTTAAGAGCTTTGCTGAACCACTTTAAAGAAGTGTTAGAAATAAAACCTGTTTCAAATTCTTTAATGAAGATTTCTTTCATAATTTTATTTGTATAGTTAAAAGAGATATGTCTTTTAGATTTCATTGTATCGCCTGTTGTCGTATCTTGTACAAAGGCTTCATATTCTTTCTTTATTAGAGTCTCATTCATAATATCTTGGATTGCTTCATCAAGAATATCTGAAATAGTCTCTGAGTCTTGATTTCTGAATGCAGTCTTTAAAACTGCTTCATGAGTTGACATAGCATCTTGAATAACTTTTTTAGATTGATTTTCAACAGTAGACATTGCTAATTTTCTATCATATTCACACATTTTAAGATGAACTAAAAAGTTATCTCTCTCAGCTTTAATAAGTTTAACAAACTCTTCAATAGTCATATTGAAGTCTGTTTCAGCTACATCAATAAGTTTTCTTGATTTAGTTTCTATGATTGTAAATCTACCATCTGACTGATCCATCGGAATTGGTAAATCATCATTAGATAAAAAGATACAGTTACAATGTAAAGTAATCATATACGGGTTAGTATGCATAGTTCTTATTTGATACTTATCCTCTGATACAATCTGCTTAATTTTATTTCCAATATCTTTGTCAGTTTTAAAGTCTCCCTTAACTTCATCAAAAGTGATAAATAGCTTATCTTCTAAATATCCGTTGAAGTTGTCAGCAAGATTTGAATTTGTAGCAATAAAACAATTTGCCTCATGCATCGCATATTCAATAACTTTAGTTGCGAATACACCTTTTCCAGTTCTTTGGATGCCTTTTAATACAGGAGCAGTTTTAGTCTTTTGAGCAGTATTTAAAATAGTACTAAACCAATTTAATAAATATATTCTTTCTTGATTATCAGGAGCTATGTTTTCCATAAGTGCATTAATTGCAGGGTATCTTTTAGGCATAGACACATTAACAAACTTTTCTAAATTTACTTTATTTTTTACCTTTACATCTAAGAAACCATGAGGAGTATAAGTATTAAAAAACTCTCCATAGAATTTCTCTTTTAGTGGCTCAAATTCTTTATAGTAAGGATTTAATTCTCTTAAAATATAATTCAGTTGTTTTGGGTCAATCAGAGTTCCAATAAGTTTTTTTGATTCTGCATCTATAAAAGATTTTAAAACGTTCTTAGAAACTCTATCAGTTTTTAATCTGTCATGTTCTTCTTTAGTATTGTTATCAAAATCTTTGTATCTTATTATTCTCACGTATGAATCACTTAATGCATCAAGAAAAACTGTTGCGTGTGATACTCTGTCTAGCTTTGCATTTTTCTTAGCATACTTAACATACTCATCTTTTAAATCTGTCATTAGGTCTGCAGTTGAATAGTCAGACTCTTTTTCTTTTTTCTCATTTAATTCTTCTTTTTTAGCATAAAAAGCAGAAAGCAGCTCCTGTGATTTTTTCTCATTATGAAGCTTGTTTTTTTCTCTGATGTTCTCTACATCTTTTAAAAAATATGCAACTTGATTAAATGAATCATCTGCATCTGTTAAGTTCTTCTGTGCTTCAAGTTTGATAGCTTCAATTTTTTTAGTGATATTTTTCATTCTTAGTTATCCTCACTTTGAAGATAATCTACAAAATCAAGTCCACTATTGAAATTTAGAAAGTTATTACAATTTAGTCCTGTTTGCTCTTTGAATTTATCAAAGGCTTTAGCTCCTGCTTTGTCTCCATCATACATAGTAATAATAGAAAAACCTCTATTTACTAAATCTTTGATGTAATCAACTAATCTTTCATCTAGTTTATTTGATGAGCTTTCAAGTGTAATAAAAGGTACAGAATATAAAAGAGCATTTAAACCATTCTTTATACCCTCTCCAACTATGAAATATCTATCCTTTGTTTGCTTATATAAAATTGATTCAAATTCTTTTCTAAAAGGGAATAAAAAACTTTCCCCTCTGTTATGTGAGTTTTTATAAATATATTTTGGGTCGGACCAATCATTATAAGATTCAGGTTTAACTGGTCTATATGCAATAATATCAACAATAGAGTTTTTATCATCTCTAATAATAATACTAGGACATTTAAAAAAGTCACTCCAACCAAGAATATTTTTATATAGATAATCAATTTTGTTTTTTGCATCTGCAGGTAACATCATAGTTTCAAATAATTTTTGATAATTAGTGTCTAAGTTCCAACCAAGTGGTTTATCATATTCATCTGTTATTAATACAGGAAATCTAAAACCTACAGCTTCAAGTTCTTTTTTTCCAAAATATCCAAGCTTTTGGAAATCAACATCTTTAACCTGTTTTGCTTCTTCTTCTCTTTTTAATTGTAGTGCAGGGTCTACATGGTAAGTATCTTGTCCGTTAAGTTCTTTAAGTTTATTTATTGCCTCAGCTTTGCTTTTATTTTCCATAAGCATAATAAGGTCAAGTACACTTCCACCTGTTATACTTCCTTTTCCAAAATCTGAGAATATTTGCTTAACTGGATTTATAACGATACTGGAGTCATTTTTAAATTTGTAGTTAGCACCTGATTTAACAAGTTCTCCGTAGTTTTCTGCTACGGTAACAATATCAAGTTCTTTTTTTAGTTCATCAACTGTTTTTTCGCTCATAATTATATCCCGTTTTAATCTTTCTTAAATATTAAGTAGATATAATACAAGCAACCACGAAAGTATTATAACTACTTAATAACATAGGTTGAGTTTTTAACTCAGCCTTTTTTTATGCCTTTTTCTTTGGGGCTCTCACTCCAACTTCAATAAGATAATCTTCAATTAAAGATTCAACCTTACTAGACATATTGATACTATTGTTCTTTGCATACTCTGCAAAATCATTAACAATATCTTCTCTTATACTGTAGTTCTTTCGCACTTTCTTGTAATCTATATCGAAAAGTGTTTCATTTTGTTTAGTATCTTGGCCGTTCATTGTATGTCCTTTAAAATAAAGTTACACAATTATACACACGATTTTCTTAAACTTACATAAAATTATACAAGTTTATACACGAATGTTGAACCATTCCGAAAACTAACTAATATTTAAAAAGTACTCCTTTTATTTTGGTTTACAATCCCCTTTATAGTTATCTCAGCAAGGCCATATTTCTTAGCTAACTGTGCATATTTATAGCCATTTTGACTATTATCATGCTTTATGCAACGATCTCTTTTATAAATGATAAAATCTTGTATTTGGGGGATTAGTTCTTCTTCGTTTTTATATTTCTCTTTGAATTCATCAAACGAAATATTATTATCTTTTGTATCATGAATAATAAAACTCAGCATCTCTATTTGTGCATCAGTAAGTTTTTTTGCAATACCACGACTTGAATTTCTCTTGGCAGTATCATAATATTTATCTCTAAAAGAAAAATAAGCTTGTTGAGTAATCTCATACTCTCCATCAATCATGATAGCATCTAAATAACCTTTTCTAATGTAATAATTCACATTTTGTCGGTCAGTACCTAAAAAAGAAGCTATGTCAGATGTACTGTACATGGTTAACAATTCTCCTCTTTAACTTTTTTTAAATCTACCCATGCACGAGCAGGAATCTCAAATTTATCTTCAATTAGAATGGCACTATCAAGTCTAGGTAAATTATCAAACCTCTTATATTTTTGAGCCATATTAATTTCTACACCAACAAGTTCTGCTAAGTCTTTAGATGATAAATCTTTGATTTTTTGTTTCCATTCACTTAATAAATTATTCATAGTAATTATATTAACCAAATTAATATTAAAAGTAATTAAATTAATATTTGATTATAGATATTAATTTCTTTATGCCTTTATACGATAGAATTAAGAAAAAGAGTAATTTAATTACTTGTTAAATAAAGGAAACCCTATGTTTTCAGAACTATTAAAAAAATATAGAAAGCTTGGAAATTTAACTCAAGGGCAATTAGCTAGTCAATTATCAAGTCTTTTAGGATATGAAATTAAACCAACTAATGTTCAATCGTGGGAAAGAGGTGTAAATCCTAAATTAGAAATTATTACAAGCATAGCTGAGATATTAAAAGTTCCTGTGCAGTTCTTATTTGATGATTCAAAAGAAACTATAAATCAAATTGTAAAAAAAGAAATGCCAAATTTTAAAAATGTGATAGACCATACAAAAGAGATTAGTTTACTTGATGGTTATTGTGGTGCAGGAAGTAGTGCAGATGTTAATAACTTAAGAGTAATGGAAAGTTTGTATGTAGATAATTATATGATTAAAAAAGCTTACAGAGATGAAGATATAAAAGCTCTTACAATTATAGGAGATAGTATGTCTCCTTATGTTAATTGTCAGGATATAATCTTATTTGCACCTTTAAATAAAGGTCAGTACAACTTAACAGATGGAAAATATATTATTTCTACTATCAATGGAGTAATGGTAAAAAATTTATCATTTCGATGTAATGGAGATATTATAATCTCATCAGAAAATAAAGCTTATACAGATGAGATTATAAAAGCGAATGAAACACAGGAATATTTAGATATTGTTGGGATAGTAGTAGGTCGAATATTAAAGAGTTAATATAACCTACTCTTTCCTAAAAGAAAAGCATCTTTTTGTTTGCCCTTATAATTGTTTGATTGAATACACTCATCATATCCACCCTCGAATACATAACCTTGCTCTGCATGGTTATTCATAATTGTTATTCTTTTTACTCCTGACCATTTTTCTAAATTAGCACTCATACAAATACCACTCTGTAAAATACTTAGAAAGATTTTATCATTTATTTTATTCTGATTAAATGCAATAACTAACACACCCTCGTTTAAGTCTATCATTAAAGGTTGCCAAGCTTGAATATAGTTTGAAATGGTCTTTTTAGTATCAGCCTGAGATAAACTAATTATCAATAATAAACCTAAAAATATTCTCTTCATTTTTATACTCCTTTAGATCCGATCTCTTTATTTATGACGATGCGATATCTTTCAATGATTGTATCTAACAAATAATAAAAAAGTATATTGATTAATCAATCTCTAAACTGCAAAAATACATTCATAATTAAAAAAACATGAGGAAAACAAGTTGATAAAATCTCCTGACGGTGTTATTGGTTCTACTGCTAGTGCTTACATGGAATATGGTGTACTAGGATTAACTGTAATTTTATTAGCAATTATTTGTGCTGTTTTACTTTTTAACATCTTAAGGGATAAAAAGAATGATGAAAAAGTAGCTAATGCAATCACTCAAATATCAAATAATCAAACTGAATTTATTACTGTTTACAAGGAAAACCAAAAGCAACATAAAGAAGTAGTTGCAATTTTAAATGAGACTCTGGAAATTGAGAGAGCTAACACTAAAGAGTGTTATATAGGTGTATCAAACAAAATGGACTCAATCGCTCTAAATCAAGAGAGATTATTAGATTTAGTAAAGAAGTAATGATGATACAGTACGGGAAAATAGTAGATTTTAAATACATAACTTTAGGAACTGGCAAAAAGCTAGTAGTAAAGGTTAATGTAGATGAGAGAGTTACAAACTGGCTTCCTGTAAAAACTAAAGCATCTTCTTTTTTAGTAGAGCATACACCTGTAAGAATAAGTGACCAAGTGATTGTTTTCAATCCGTTCGGAGATAACGAAGATGGTTTTGTGGATAGAAATTTAACTTATAAAGATATTCCATTACCTGCAGGTGTTGATGAAAATAAATATTACCAAGAGTTTGAAGATGGAACTGTTTATATCCATGATACAAAAGAAAAACAAATTACTTTAACAACTCCATTAAAAATAAAACTACATTCAAAAGATGATATTGAGTTACATTCTGAAAAAACATTGACTTTAAAAGGTGCAAATATTGAATTTAGGAAGTCTAAATGAATCCTGTAGTTAGAAAAGGGGATGTTTGTACAGGTCATGGTTGTTGGCCGTCTCGACCAAATGTTGAGGGGTCTGACTTTGTAAGTATTGAAGATATACCTGTTCATTGTGTGGGTCATGCTTGGGATACACATTGCTGTGGTCCTGCTTGTCATGATTCTGTTCAAGGTTCAGGAGCAGATTATATCTCAATTGAGGATTCTCCTGTTGCTAGGGTTGGCGATGATGTTGCCTGTGGCTCTAAAAATGCAACTGGTAGCGATTTTGTATTTGCTGAGTAGGTTGGATTGATGGAAATTATAAACAGTACTTTACCTCTTGGTTCAGATGGTTATGCAGTAACTCCTGAAAAAAGTTTTATAGATGGTTTAACAACTCCAAAAGGCTCTGTTATTGGAAAACCTGAATATGGTACTGAATATTACAAGTTAAAGCACAGAGGCTTTAATAGTTCTTGGATTATTGATTTTAAAAGATGTCTAAAAGATGCTTGTAAACATGACCCAAGATTGATTTATAAAAGTTCAACTATTGATGATAGTGAAATTGGAAATGGAAGACTATATTATGAAGTTTTCTTGGAATATGGAAGCATAAAAGGTGTTTTAAATGTATAAAGAAATTGAATCAAAACTTTCTTCTCTAAAAGAGCCTACAGCATTTAATACTAAAACTTTTGATGAGTTATTAGCCGAAAATGTAGCACTTGCTAAAAAAATACTTAGTACAGATGAAACTGAGTGGATGCCTTTAGAATCTGACCCATATATGAAAAAGTTAAGAGTTGCTACTTTAAGACAAATTCACAACCAAGAGGATAAAAAAGAGACTGTAAGACAAGCTTTAATTACTACTGCTACAAAAGAAGATTTAGACCACTTAGGAGCTAGAGAAAATGTTTTTAGGGATGATGGGGAATATCCATACACTAATTTTAGATTAACTCTTTTAGCTCAAGCAACGACAGATTTAACGATACCACATGGAACTATTTTAACAAGTGATGATGATAAGCATAGTTCAGTATTAAGTGAAGATGTTGTTATTAAAGCAGGGGAACTTACAGGAACTGGAAAAGTAGAACTTCAAGAGTTTATATCTCAAAGTGAAGTTAAAACTGAAAATGTAGTTACTGAGCTTACTTTTGCCTTTGAAGTTAAACAACTTGATTTTTTCTCTAATGGAAAAGCTGTTGAAAGTGATGACCGATACAGACTAAGAATTATAAAAGAGAATGATAGAAAATCAACTGCAGGAGCTGAGGATAGTTATAAATATTTTGCCTTTAGTGCTGACAGTAGAATTGATGATATTAAAATTGTGTCTGAAAAAGTTTTATGTGTTGATTTATATTTAGCCTCTTTTGACCATGAGATTGATGAATTAATGATTAACAAAGTTACTGAGGCAGTTAGTTCTAAAAAAGTAAGACCTTTAAACGACAAAGTATCAGTTAATCCTGCAATTAAAAAGATAGTTAATATTACTGCAACTATTGAGGTATTTGATTTACTAAGACAAACAGAAATTCAAAAGAATATCGAAGCAAATTTTAAAAACAGTTTTTTTATCGCTCAAAACTTTACAAAGAGTGATTATATAAGAAAGTGTCATATTGATGGTGTATATCGTGTAAATACAGATTTTGAAGATGTAATTACAAATGATAAAGAAATCATTGAAATAGGTTCTTATAACTTGAATTTCGTTGAGGCTGTACTATGAATTTATTACCAAATAATTCTTCTTTAACAGACCAAGAGTTCGCTTTATTAATTGATGAGATTGTTAAAGATGATTATTCAGTTTTACAAATAGATCCCTTGACTTGTGATGTAAGACTTTTACCACACTTAGCATTAAGTGAAAGTGTTGATATTTCAGGATTAGAAGAAAAAGAAGCAAGACTTTATATTCATAATGCAAAAGAGATTAGAAAGTATGCAGGGACTGTTTATGCAGTAGAACAAACAATCAATGTATGTTTTGAAGATGGAAAGTTAAAAGAGTGGTTTGAGGCAGATTTAGAAGCAGGTTATTTTGATGTAGAAGTTACTTTAAAAGCTGACCCAAGTGTTGTTTATCTTCCTGCAAAATTTGACAAAGCTAAAAAGATGATTCAATCATCAAAGAATGTAAGAAGCCATTTAAATAGTTTTGTGATTGATTTTCCAAAAGGTGCTGGAAATATAGAAAAGAATGAGGCTATGAATTTTAATTTAGCTTTAGACTCAAAAGAGAGCTTTAAAGATATTGACACACCACTTAGTGCGACTACAGGAGTAGAGTTTAGTTTTCAAACTGATACTAAACATAATTTTGATTCTCCTGCAGTATGCACAAATAACTTAATAGGAGGTGCTGTGTGGCAAATTTAACGGCTGTCCCAACCGAAGAGGGATTAAATATCTTAAATAGTGAGCTACGAAACAAAGTAACTAATTTTGTTCTAATAGGTAGTAACACTCACGATTTAACTGCACTTGATGAGCTTTTAAATCAAGATTTAATCACTTATGAAGATATAGAGTCATACATCTTTTTTAGTGATGTGGTTGAAAGCAGCTACTACGATGAAAATGGTGTACTTACTTTCAACTTGATTATTCCAGTTGATGAGGATTTAGAGAGCTATACCTATGGTGTGGGAATTATCACAGAGGATAACAAATTAGTGAGTTTAACAAGAACTCCTAAAATTGTACCAATCAAGGGTATTGGTGGAGCTTTTATTGTGAAAGTTGCAGTAAAAGGAAATGCAGGGGAAATCGTTTTTAAAAAGAGCGATTATATTACTCTAACAGAGGCAAATGAACTATTTTTAAGACCTTTAGTTGCAAATACTAATCTTAATGTGGTTCTACAAAATAAATTATTTGATAAGGGGATAATTGATGGCTGAAAATCTAACAGATGAAATCAAACAGTTAAATGAAAATGCAACTCTACTGCTTCAAAAATACGATGGTGTTTTTTCAAAGTTAAGCGAAGAGTCTCAAAAGATTTTAACTGCTATGGCAGGTAAAAGTGAAGAGGGTTTAACAGCCATTCAAGAACTTCTAAATACAGGAAATGTTGCACAGGCTGAAAATGCTTTAAAACTTGGTGGTAAGAGTTTACAAAACATTATTGATATGACAAAAGTTGTTAATGTTCAAATAGCAACACATGAACAAAATGTAACTCTTGCAAGAGTTCCTAGTCATACTTTTTGGTCATTTGATGTTCAAAAAAAATATGATGATTCAAAAAGTTTTTTAATGATACAGGCTTTACTTCCGGGACAACAAGATCATTCTGATGTGTGTGGTATTAGATGTGATGTTAATGGTGTTGGTGTTGAAGCTCATGGAAGTGCATATAAAGGTATCTGGTATGCAGGTGGTAATTCTGAAAATGAGGGCTTTATTCTTAACATTAATAAAAAATTAGAGGGTGGTGTTATTGGAAATAATACTGTAAATATTGGTTGGACAAATCGAACTAATGTAGGTGACCAAGCACCATTTTTATATTGGAATCCTGATGACAATAAAGATGCAAGAAGTTATCAATCAGGTTCAAGTGCCATTATTTGGGAAATTTTAAAGTAAGGATAGAAGATGAAGCAAAAATCATTAATAGCAACTGAACTATTTAAAAAAACAGTAACAGTAAAAGATGGAAAAATTCTTTTTATTGATGCAAAAGGTAAAACAACTGCTTTAACTTCTACTCAAAAAAGTAAGTTAGAAAAAGCATATAACGATTGGGTTCTTGAAAATGAACCAAAATTAAAAGCTCAAGCAATCGAAACTTTTGTTTACTCAAAATACACAGCTGTAAAACAATCCCAAGATGAAAAGTGGGTATCAAACTACACTACAAAGTTAAAAGCTCAATCAGTAGAAAACTTAGAGTTACAAGTAGTGCAAATGATTACTTCTTTCTATCAGGGAAAAACTTTAGCTGAGGCTTTAGCTCCTGTTACAGATGAAGAACAAAAGCCATACTTTGAAAAGTTAGTAAAAGTTGGAATTAGAACTGAGTGGATGGAAAATTGTATCAAAGAGGGAAATCTTGCAATTTCAGAAAACAGGGAGCCAGTTTATCCTGAGTTCCCACAAATTAACTAAGTAAGGATTTAATATGCCAGGTATTAAAGTATTAGATGTCAAGAATATTAGTCCTACAGCTGTTGTTATTACGAGTACAACAGTTATAGGAATTGTTGGAACTGTTTGTTTCCCAAAAGCTTTAAAAGAGTTACAGGCTGAAATTGATGGTCTTGGAACTTCAAAAGAGGATTCAAAAGCTAAAGAGGATTTTCAAAAAAGAATTACTCTTATCAATGAGGCTAAAGATAAAATCCTTGATGATTCAAAAGCAGGTCTACTTAGATTTTCAAATGCAGAAAAAGCACTTGAAACTTTTGATGTGGTGTTTGGAACATTAAGAGAGGATTTATATGACATTTTCATGCAAAATGTAAAGAGTCCTATTGTTATCTCTGTTGTGGAACTTGAAGAGTCTCATTGTGATAAAACACCTGTTGACTTCTACGGAGACCCTGAGATTAAAACAGATGTTATCAAAGCATTACAACAGTTAAAGATGGCAAAAACTGCTTTAGCTACTAAAGTAAGAATTCCACTTTGTGGATGGTTTACTCATGATAAAACTGTGCTTGATGCTCTTAACTCATTAATTACAGGAACTAAAACTATTTCTGTTGCTAATTCAATGACTACAAATATTGAAGATGCTCTTTTATGGCTAAAGGAACAAGCTTCTTCGAGACATTTAAGTGTTCCTTTTTATCGAAAGGTTTGGTCTACTTTTGAAGATGCTTATATCTTAAAACCATACTCAGCAATTATTGCAGGTCACATTGCTAGATGGGATGCAAAACATGGAGAGTTTGGAACTTGTTTTGACCATGCAAATAGAGAAATCTTCAATATGGGAGATTGTACAGTGCCTCTTTTCTACGAGGAGGGCGAAGATACTTGCGATGTAAACATTATTGTAAATGCAGGTGGTTGTTTATGTATCAACGATGAAGTTATGGGAAATGTTTTATATAACTTTGAAACTCCATCAAATGATACAAGATTCAACAAACTGGAAACGATGAGATATTTCGACTTAATCAATGAAGAGTCTCAAAAAGCACTTAAAAAGCATAAACATAGACCTACAACAGAGGTTCTTGAATTAGCTAGAGGGGACATTGAAGCATTTTTAATGAAATCTCAAAAAGCAGGTGCAACAGTTGGTTTTGATGTTTGGTGGTCTGATAGAAATACACCGACAGATATTTCTGCAGGGATTTTATATCTTGATTACAAAGCAGGAAATAACGTGGGTGTAAGAACTATTGTTCTTCAAGGTTACGCTACAAGCGAATACTACACAGTAGAAATTTAAGGAGACTAAGTAATGGATAAACATGGATTAGGAGCTTCTTCACAAGCTCTAACAGGATTATCAATCCTATTAGGTGGTAAAAACACTTTTGGTTATACAGGTGACGGTACAAAAGCTCCTGAATTTGAGTTTGTAACAGTTGATGAAGATAGTACAGGAATTGTTAAAGCTGTAAAAATGACGGTAGAAGTTGAGAATTTAGGTGCTGATTATATCACTCACATGGCAAAAGGAGAGCCTTTTGTTTTAAAAGGGAATGTTAGTGACGATGGTTCAAATGTTCCTTTAGTTGCAACGATTCAAGGTCAGCTTCATAAATTATCTCCTGAGTTTAAAGTTGGAGATAAAGTGAAAAGACAATTTGAACTAAGAGTTGATTTATACAAAGAACTTGTAGATGGTGTATCAACTATTGAGTACACAAGACACCCTTACAAGTATGTTTTAGGTGGAGTTGATATGACATCTAATTTTAGTGATAACGTTTAAAATTTTAAAGCAAAGGTAAAAGCATGGCAAAGCCAATCGAATATGAAAAAAAACAAGTTGTTCTAAGTAGAGTTTATCCTTTTGGAGAGACTAAAAAAGCAAAAGTTAGAGGTAAAGAAAAAGAGGTAACAGTTGTAACTGTTAATGAGCTAACTGGTGCAGATGATGAAGTATTATTAAAACAAGATTCTCAAAGTGCCTATGCTGAAATTTCTGTTGCTTGTGGTCTTACAATGGAAGAGGCTAAAAAGTTATCAAGAGCAGACGCATCTTTAATTAATCAGGTGCAACAGTCTTTTTTGTTCGACTCGGAGGAGATAAAACTACTAGACTAGAAGCTTACAGTTTAGTAACTGAGCATTTCTTTCTATCAGCAATTGAACAGAAAAAAATGTCAGTTCGTGAATGGCTTGAATATTATGAGGTTGCACTCAAAAAACACAAGCAAAAGTTAGAGGTAATGGCGTTAAATCGCATATAACAAATATTTTTTCTTTCCTGAATGGTTGGCAAAGCTGTAAAAGAAAAATCAAAAAACGAAAGGGGCAATCATGCCAGAATTAACAAACGCAGAAAGAAGTATCAATCAAAAAGAGTCTGTGGATTTTATCCACGAAGCATTAAAAGCTGAGGGTAAAGATGTAACAAAAGCTGACATCGACAGAGTACTTGACAAAGCAAGAGATTTATCAATCAATGCATTAATTCAAGGTAAAGACATCAAAGTAAGAGGTCTTGGAACATTAAAAGTTTCTGAGCACCAAGAGAGAGCTTACAAATTACCTGATGGAACAACTGGTGTTGCACCTGCAGGTGTTCACGTATTATTCGTGGAATCAGATAGCTTATTAGATGCTATGAATGGTGCAGTAAACAGCGAAAATCCATTAATGAACTAATGGAAGCAGCTTAAAGGGTAGGAGTTATCTTCTACCCTTTATTTTTCTTTTTAGAGGTTTTGTGATTCAGCTGCAGAATTAATATGTGACTGATCCTGGTAACAAACTTGTGTCAGACCAGGATGTATTTAATGTGACTGTCCGGATAGAGTTTTAAAAAGAGAGATAACAAAAGAGGTATAAAATGGCATCAGCTAGAAATCAAGCACTTAGTATAAATATGGTTATGAATAGTGCCATTAAGGGTGCTAACTTCTTACAGGTATCTGTAAATAAAGTACATAAATATGCTACAACTGTACAAAAAATTGACCTACTTAAACAAACAAAATTCCCATTATTAAAAAGAAATCTTAACTCTTTAGAAAATCACTTAGGGAAAATTAGAAGTCAATCAGCAAAAATATCAGCTAATCCAATACGATTAGATATTAAGACAAGTAGAGCTTCATTAAGTGGTGCTAGAAAAGATATGACAGCAATTGAACATGATGCCAAACAGGTGGCATTTTGGACTAAAAAGAGTGCTGAAAATCTAAGAAAAGGAGCTATGGCTCAAAGAAAATCTAAGCCACAAATGGGGACTGGCTCAGTAATGGGTGCAGTTACTGCAGGTGCTACTATGTTTATGCCTTTTAAAGCTTCTATTGATTTTGAATCTACTATGGCCGATGTAAAAGCATTAACTAAAAATATCACAGCTGAGGATTTTACTCTTCTAACAGCAAAAGCTAAAGAACTGGGTGCAACTACTGAATGGAGTGCAACACAGGCAGGTCAAGGTATGACTTTCTTAGCTAAAGCAGGATTTGATACTAAACAACAATTAGGAGCTATGGCAGGGGTTTTAGGACTTGCAACAGCAGGTAATTTAGACCTTGCTTCTACTTCTGATATTTCATCAAATATATTAAGTGGTTTTTCCATTAAAGCTGAAAAAATGGGTTTTGTTTCTGATGTTTTAGCAAAAACTTTCACGACTTCAAATACTGATTTAATCATGCTTGGGGAAACTATGAAATATACAGCTCCTATTGCTTCAGGGCTTGGAGCAGGATTAACTGAGGTTTCTGCTTTAGCAGGTAAGTTAGGGGATGTTGGTATTCAAGGAAGTATGGCAGGTACATCATTAAGACAAATGTATACAAGACTTTCAGCACCTCCAACAGAAGCACGAAAAGCACTTGATAGTTTAGGTGTAACAGCATTTAATGCACAGGGTAAATTTAAAGGTATGCCTAACATTATAGGAGAGCTTAATTCTGCTATGAAAGGAATGTCTGAGGATGAAAAAACAGAAAAATTAAAACACATCTTTGGAATGACTGCTCTAAGTTCAGGAATAGCACTTATGAAAGTTGGAAAAAAAGGCTTACTTGATTATAAATCTACTTTGGATAAATCAGCAGGAACTACTAAAAATATTCAGGCTATTAAGCTTGATACGACAAAAGGGGAATTTAAACTTTTAGGTTCAGCTTTAGAGAGTTTAAGTATCACAGCAACTACAGGTTTACTTCCTACAATTAGACTTATTACAGGTGGAATTAAATCAGTTGCAGGTGGTATTGAGTCTTTTAGTACAAAGTTTCCTAATGCTTCTAAATGGGTCTTTGGACTTGGAGCTGCTTTTGTGGTTGGTTCTGTTGCTTTAGCAGGATTTGGTTTAGTTGCGTCAGGTTTAACTGCAGGTTTAGCACTTCTTGCCTCTCCTATTACTTTGATTGTATTAGGTGTTATGGCTTTAGCAGGTGCAGGGGCTTATCTTTACAATAAGTTTGAGAGTGTAAGAACTGTATTTAATGGTGTGTTTGATGGGTTAAAAACAAGTTTAGCTCCTATGGTTTCAGAGTTTACAGGTGCATTTAGTGGAATAGGTGGCTCAATAGCTTCTATCTACCAGTCAGTAGCTCCTCTTTTCTCATGGTTATGGAATATCACAGGTGGATTAAAAACAGTTGGAATAATTGCTCGAGGTGTTGGCCAAATAATTGGTTTTGCTTTTAAAGTTGCATTAACTCCAATTAAGTGGATGATACAGTTACTTGAAAAAGTATTTAGTGTATCTGCAGGTGCTATTAATATGGTTTCAAAAGGTGTTCAATGGGTTAAAGGTTGGTTTGGCTCAGATGATAAAGAGAAAAGTAAGACTTTACAAACACCTAAGTTATTAAGCTCAATACCTGCTAATAATCTTAATTATAAACCAATTAAAGAGGCTATCCCTAAAGTTCCTCTTCAATCTGTTTCAGAGGTTACAGCTCAACAATTAACAGAGCATAAAAATAGTATTCAAAATAATAATACTAATAGACCTGTTACACAACAAATTAATCAAACTATCCATGTAAATGCTACAGATGGAAAAGTAGATTATGAAGATTTAAAAGAGAAATTTATCAGAGTTCAAAAAGAGCTTAAGCACGATGAAATAGATACAACTTTTGAAGATGCATCTTAAATTTAATATAAAGGAAAAAAAGAAATGAAAAAAATAATGTTACTAGTTTTACTAGTTATTGGAGCTTTTGCTCTTGATTGGAATAAGGCAGATAGTACTATTGGTTCAGCAATTAAAGAGAGTGTAAAACAGACTGATAAACAGTTATTAACTGATTGGAAAGAAGCAACTGTTGTTTTACCTTCGTGGGCTGAAATGGATGGAGATACTTTATGGTTACAGAGAAAGGGTGGAAAACCTTTTAGAGTTAGATTAATTGCTATTGATACGTTTGAAACTAAATTTAATCATAGAGTTTTTAAACAGTTAGAGACTCTTAAAAATGTACATCCTAATAATCCACAGCATAAAGATAAATATGAGCATACAGTTAAAAAGGTCTTATCGTTAGGTCATAAGGCTAAAGATTTTGTTTCTAAAAGATATTTAGGAAAAACAGTTAAATACTATTCGTATGGAAAAGATAAGTATGACAGAGAGCTTGTATGGATTGAGGTTCTAACATTTTCATTGGTTAGAAATGGTTGGGCAGTTTACTATCCAAACAACAAAATTAGCAAAGAAAGAAAGGCTTACTTATTAGAGCTTAGTCGTGAGGCTAATCTTGAAAAAAGAGGCATTTATAAAAGGTTCTAAGCATGGCAACAATAGATAATCTAATTAGTGGTAAAGATATGGGGAAAATTGGAGATTTTGCCTTTTATATGGATAAGAACCAATATAAAAAAATATCTCAAACATTAACTGCAACTCATGGGGAATTTACACCCGTAAAGGGTCAGAAATCTAAAACTGACTCAGGAGGGTATGATAACAAATTCACATTAAATGGTGTGCTTGTTCTTCAACCATTGAATGCACTTAAACCACTAGAAGATTATCTTAAAGCTCGTGAACCTATCAGATTTACTACCTTAAAACATGATATTGAAGTTCTTATAAATACTTTGAGTGTTACAGAGGAGCATTTTTTAGATGATGGTAAAGGCACAGTACAAACTTACAATCTTTCTTTAGAAGAGGTTTTTGATGATGAATTACACTAATTATACTTGTAGTACAGGAGATAGAATTGATTTAATTGTTTTAAAGCATTATAAGGGCTTAGAGCAGTTAAATAAAGTAATTGCTGAGAATAAACATTTATTTAAAAATTCTATGGTTTTAAAAGCAGGTACTGTTATAAAGCTCCCTGAGTTTAAAGAAGAGCCAGTTAAAACTAAATCAACTAAAAGAGAGCCTCTATGGTAAAAACTACAGTTGATTTAATAATAGGTGGTAAACCTGTATCAATTTCAAGTATTGCAAGTGTGAGCTTTAATGATTGTGCAGGTAGTAAATCTGATAAGGTTACTCTAAAAATGATACCTGAGTTTCCAAGACCTGCACCTAATACAAAATTAGAATTAATTTTTAAGTCTTATAAAAATGACATTTTAATCGAAGAGTTAAACTGTGGTCTTTTTCATACTCAAACTACATCAAGAATTGATAATAAAATTCTTTGTATTTCTGCAACAGGTGTGGAGTTCAATTCTAAACAAAAAGAAAAAGTATCTCATCATTACAAAGAGACAAAACTATCTAATATCATTGATATTGTATCGAAGCGGCTAGGTCATGAAACAAAGTTTAAAACAACTGATCCTTTTGTTAAATCACTTTTACAAACGAATGAATCAGATGTTAATTTTTTAGAAAGAATAGCTAAAGATTACAACGTTCTATTCAGTATTAAAAATGACATAGTTTATTTTGTAAATAAAGATGATGAAAACCTGCCTGAGCGAACTATTGACATTACTAAATGTGAAAAAGGCTCTCCTAATATTAAGCATACAACAAAAACTTATTACTCATCGTGTGAATGTTCATGGCATGACATAGACGAAGCAAAAACTCAAAAAGTTGTTTATGGCGATGGTACACCATGCTACAAGTTAAAAGGTTGTTATAAAAGCCAAGAAGAGGCAAAAACAAAAGCAAAAGCTAAATTATTGCAGATGAATAAGGGAACTGTAAAAGGTTCTTTTTCTAATCGTGGGATAAAGCTTTATGCAGGTTCTAAAGTCAATATTATCAACACTTATAATGGCGAAGATGATGGACTTTATTCAGTTGAGAGTTGTAATCACTCATGGACTCGTTCAGGTGGTTGGAAAGTAAGTGTTGAAATTGAAAACTAGGAGAAAAAATTGAAAGATATTGTTTTAAGAATTCCATTCAAAAATGGTGGTACTGCATACATTGAACAGTTCAAAGGGGATAATGAAGATTTTTGTCTAAAGCATTACGATAAAAAGCTTGATTTGACTTTTACAATTAAAAGAGGTGGCGATACAGATGGTGGAAGTGTACCTGCTTTAGCACAGGGAGCTTTAAAACCTGTATTAGCAAATACAATTCATGGATATATCACTCATGATGAATTATGGGCTCATAGAATTTTACTGCAGGAGCAGTTTAAAGAATTTGGAATCTCTTTTTCTGAAACTAACAGGATTATGTCAGATATTCATAAAAACTCAGATGTATCTTACTTAAAAAGAAAAAGTATTTATTTAGGTGTACAGGTTGGTGGTTTTATTAAGTGGTCTTATCCAAGTGATGAAATCAAAAATAAATCAAAACAAACTTTATTCATAGAAAGGGGAAATCAGCTATGAAAAAAACAATGTTAATTTTTATGCTATGTATGGGGTTTTTAATTACAGGTTGTTCTTGCAAAATGAACAAACATTATCCAGTTCCAGAATGTTCGTTTGGATTTGAAAAAGGAGATAAAAAATGAAAAATTTAATTTTATTAGTTTTAGGACTTTTTGTTCTAACAGGGTGTGGGGTTTCAGAAAAGGTTTATTCAACTGGAAAAGTTGTTTATAAAGGTGCAAAAACTGTTTATGTTGAGTTACCAGTTCAAAACGATAAGTTAGAGGTATTTGATAAAGTAGTTGTAACTTATGACAAAGCAAGAACTGCGATGAAAGAAGAGATAGCCAATCAGAAAAAAAAAGAGGCTGTGAGTACTTCATCAGTTCAAGAATAATAATAGCTTGTTGGTGGTAGAAAAATGAAAAATCAAAACTATGGCTATGTTGGAGATATAGCTTTACAATCAAAGATTATCTGTGATTGTTTAGGCTATGGGAAAAATAAAACAGCACATTTCTTAATTCGTGAGACAGCTTGTGCTGAAACTGGTGCAGGTGCTATTCCTGATGGAACTGTATTTGCAGGAATGGGTTTAACTCAATTCGACAGAATACCATTTCAAGATATTAGGAATAGGTCCAAAAGATTTAGAAAAAAGATTTTAAATGAGCTTGGTGTTGATATTTCACTTGTAGAGTGGGAACATCTAAGATACAACAGTTTCTTAGCTCTTTTATTTTGTAGGTTGCATTATATTTTAAAGAGACCTGCAATTCCTGCAGATATGAAAGGTCGTGCTAAGTATTGGAAAAAATACTATAACACTTTTTTAGGAAAAGGTACACCTGAGCATTATTTAAAAATGGTTCATAAATATTATAAATAGGAGATTAGAACGTGAAAAAAGTAATTGAAACGGCAGTAATTGAAGAGTCTGACACAGGTTCAGCAATAGTTATCCCTGAAAAAGCAGAGGGAACAATAAAAGATATGAAATTACAATATACAGTTAATTTAATGGCTGATAATAAGATTGAAACTGTTATCTATGATGAGGGTTCATTTATCAAAATTACAGCAGTTAAAAGCGATTGTATTGAAATTCAAAGAGGATTAAAATTTATTTCTTAGCAGGATAAATTAACAGAACTGAGAGTGAACATCTGACCTCCCACTCTCAGCGATGGAATAATAGCAAAAAGTAATTTAATTACTGTATAACTAAATTATACATTAGGAGGGAAAAATTAATACTACAAAATTAAAACCACCACATGGTTGGGTTGGTGGTAAATCAAAATTAGCTAAACAGATTGTTTCACTTATACCAAGTGACCATGATTTATATGTCGAAGTTTTTGGAGGTGCTTTAAATGTGCTTTATGCAAAAGAAGTTCCTACTCATGGAAAATATAGAGAGGTTGCAAATGACTTTAATAGTGATTTGATTAACCTACACAGGTGCATAAGAACTAATCCTTTACTTTTACAAAAATATTTAAATGATTTATTAATTAGTCGTGAACTATTTACAGATATTAAATTTAAAAATATGAAGCCAAGAGACCATGTGGAAAAAGCTTGTTTTTATTTCTACCAGTTACAGATGAGTTTTGGAAGTAAAGGCGATAATTTTGCAATGAGTGCAAAAAGTAGGAGACCTAAAAATATTTATAGAGATTTTACCAAATGGTCCGAACGATTAAAAATGGTAACTATTGAAAATATGGATTTTGAAAAGTTAATATTAAACTATGATAGGGAAGAGGCCTTTTTTTATTGCGACCCACCTTATGTTGGAACTGAAAGTTATTATAAGAACTCAAAAACATTTAATTTAAATGACCATAAGAGGCTACACAAGGCTTTAAAAGAGTTAAAGGGTAGGTTTCTATTAAGTTATAACGATTGTGCCTTTGTGCGTGATTTATACAAAGATTTTAAAATAGTTGAAAGTGATAAGTTTGATTATACACTTGGGAGCAATGTTCACAAGAAAAAGAAAACAGTTTGTGAGCTGTATATTATGAATTATTAGTATGTCTCCGACACAGATGTCGGAGACTCAAGAATCGTTAATTATAACGATAGGTGATGAACTTCCATGCAGTATCGTTAAAAAAGTGGATAGAGTACCTAAAAGAAATTTATCTCAAGTATCTTTATTTTTAACGATGGTAGCAGCTGTTAGAAATGATTTGATAATTCAAGTCCAAAATTATCTGTAATGTTGGATAATAAAAAGTTTCTCTCATCACTTGGAAGAGTTTGTAATCTCTTAATCCATCGTTCAGATTTTCTTTTTAATCGCTCTCTTTCTCTGAAATTTTCTCCCATATAGCTATAATCATGCTTGATATGTTCATCAGGATTAAAATTACACCATAAGGCCTCAGTTCTTACACCTTTTCGTGTCATACTGTTAAATGTGAACAAATGCCATTTATCACTTGGTAATAACTCATTGTATAAGTCTGATTCATAGCCACTAATCATAACAAAGCAGTTTAAACTGTTTAGGAAGTTTAAAAGCTTGATATGATCTTCTTTACTATACTCGTAATTGTACAGGTCTTTTTTATTCCTCCTGGTCTCGAATAAATATGGAGGGTCTGAATACACCAATGTATCGGGATTGAATTTATGAGCTTTTAATATTTTCATACAATCATCATTGTAAAAAGATATCGTATCGTCACAAATGTCGGGGTGGTACTTCTTAAAATTTGACATTACTGCAGTATCAATTTCTATGGCGATGGTACACTCACAAGGTTTTTTTCTTATGAGTATATTTCCACCACCTAAATGAGTTTCAATATAAGTGGAATGTTTAGGCATTTTATTGATAATTTGTTGATGCACACCACTTGCACCTTTTCCACCGTTGTAATTCATATTATTTAGCCTTTTAAATTCTCAATCACAAGATTTTCAAATTCTGAATATTTAACATGAATCATAGTTTCGTCCCATTCATTAAACCCAACTTTTTTAAGTTGAAAATCTCCTATATCTAGGTCATAAGAATCTTGAATCTTATAAACTTCAATATCTAATTTATTACATATTATGTACAATTGTTCTAGTCCATAATCAAAAGTGTTTACAACTCTTTTAGGTTTCCAACCAGTTTTAAGATAGAGTTTTATTAGGAAGTCAGCAACATTATAAATTTTATCTTGATATGTGAAAGTAGTTTCAAGTAAGATAGTATCAATTTCATTAGGAACTAAATCTAATAGTTTGTTATGTTCTATATAAATACTTGTTAATTCTAAAATTATATTAGAATCTAATACTTTTATTATATCAGGTAAATATCCATTTTCATTGATAGATACAGCACCTTCAATAATTGCACATCTTCCTAAAAACTCTTTTAAATCATTATTTGATAATTCAATATCTTTGATATATTTATTCATAATATTTTCTCCCCAAACTCCAAAAGAAAGTTATCTATTTTTTGTAATATACTGTTCGTTTTTTTAATAATCTTTGCCATATTAAGCCTTTTTTGCTACAATACGGAAATTTAAAAAATATGCTCGACCAAAAGTTTTATTTTTAAAATTCCGTTGGTTAGCCTACATCAGTAGGCAACTAACTGTTATTATCTATTTATCCTTATGTAATTCATAATGAGATAAAAAAAGCTTTTTTGCAACTGCATTGGCAGTATAAACTTTATCTTTCACATTAATCAAACTTTCTAAATATTCCAGTTGCTCATCATCTACAACAAAAGCTATTTTATTTGTTGCTTTAGATTTTCCTGCTGTAGGTCTACCTGCTGCTTTTGCAATTGGTTCTTTATTTCTAGCCTCCTCTTTTAGTTTTTCATGTTCCTGAGCCTTTTGCTCTGCATCTTCAAAAGTGTTGATGTGGTCATGCTCTAAGACTTCATCAATATTTAATTTTTTCTTTTTATCTTTTGCCATTATTCAGTCTCCTCTGATTTTTCTTTTAATAGATTTTGATACTCTTTTTCATCGTTTAAGATTTGTTTCAAAAGTGCTTCATATTCAGGTATAAAGTTCCTTGCATGGTAAGCAGTAGTTTTATCTCCATTTACTAACTCTAAAGGAGATTCTCCACTCTCTAAAGCATTTTTTAACAACTTTGTTTTTCTCAGCCCAATCACTTTAATATCAGGAAATTTTTTAGTTATAGAAGTGTGAACCTCTTTATAATCTGTTTTGTTTTCAGTTCTAGTTGCAATTACTAAAAAGTTGCTGTTATACTTAGAAAGCTCTTGTATAGTTTTAATTGCTTTCATTTTTGAATTAAGGTCATTAATACAAGGTACAAGCACAATATCACAATGTTTAATAATATCAATAACACCTGCATCAACAAACCCTCCAAAGTCATAAACAGTATCTTCTATAACTTTTGGTTGTTTCGTGATTTTGGCCATATCAGGATAAGCCATTTCAATAACACTATCATCATTACTAATTAGATAATAATCCAGTTCTTTAGCTACAGCGAAACTAATCGCTGTTTTACCTGCCCCACCATCTGTAGTTATAACTGCTATTTTCATTATTCAATACCTCTAATTTCATCTGCTATTTTGTCCCAGTCTCCATTATCTAAGTCAATAAGATAATCTTCTCTTTCTCCATTCTCATTACGAACTAAAAGAGAAACATTCATCATTTCATCATTCCAAACTAAGAAACAATGTTCATAACCACCAAAAGATACTTTTGTACCATGCTCTCCTGTTTGTACATCTAAAGAAGCATAGAAAGTTAATCCTTTCCTATTGATTTTTAAAGCTTTGTTTTTATCAATAGTTACTTCGCCATTATTACCTGATTCTAAATCTTTATTTTTAGGTCTATTAAAAATCTCATCAAGATTATCTTCAGGAACTTCTGAAAACTGTTCTTTAAGGTAAGATTCTAATTTTTCCTCTAAAGAAACTGGATAATCAATATGCTTATGAATTCTATTTCTTACTTCTATGGGTAATTGTAAAATGTTGAAAGTTTCATAGTTTAAATTCTCAGAGAAACTACCTATATTTATTTCTCTAAAAGTTTCATCATTTTCTTTAATTATGATAGTTATGTTTTTCATTGATTATTCCCCCTTTTTAGTTCGATAATGGTCAGTAGCAACTAATCTATCTTTGTCTATCTCATGCCCTAAAATGTCAGCTTTAAAGTCTTGCTCTTCTCTCTCTGTTCCTTTCTTATTTCCAAAGTCAAGATAAGCAATCTCTGCGTAAATTTCCCTTGCATCGTGAAAAGTGTAGTTAAGACCTGTAATTCTTTTAAACGATCTGTTAAAAACATGATTGTATTTACTATTTACTTCTTGATTAGTAAGTTTTTCTGTATTTACATCTTTTCTGATTTGTGCAATTAGACCTTTTAAGAAATCAAAATCATTATCAAGTGATATAGCTTTAATTTCAGTATCAGGAAGCCCTTTTTTAGTCAGACCTTTGTAATACCAAACATTTCTCTTTTTTACAAGCTCTAAGCTCTTTAAAATCTCTGTATTTCTTCTTCCTGTTGCAAGTGCTAAATAAGATGCATATAAATAAGCTCTTGCTTGTTGAACAGTTTGTTGTTTTGCAATTGGTATACCATGTTGCTTATATTCTTCAGGATGAACTTCTCTACTCAATCCTTTTGCCATGCTGTCAACAGCTTGTGATTGTTGAATAAAACCTTTTAATTGACTCATAGTTCTTTTTATTTGTTCTACATCAAAAGTCTCTTTAGAATCAATCTTTTCAAGAACTTTCTCTGTATCAGCTTTTTTTATTCTCTCATACACATCTGCAGGAACAGAGAACATTTCTAAGGCTAAATCCTGATACTGGTCATTAACATCTTTAATAACATTTCTCATGTCAGCATAGTATCGTGCAACAGTTTTAATTTTTCTGCCACCCATCCAACAATAAGGGATATATTTAGTAACCGTTAGCATTACATCTTTTTTCTCATTACAATTAAGTAATTCTTCTTTGAACAGTTCTCTAACTTCTTTTAGACTTGATACACCATAAAAGATTTTTACAGTCTCTTCATGGCTTTTCTCTTCCTGTGGCATATTTTCTTTTAAAGCTTGTTCAACCTTTGCCTCTACTGCTTGGCTTACCTCATCAGCAATCTCATAACTATCTACTGTTTGCTCGACTGTAACATTCTCATCTTTTGTTCTAATCGTTTCTTGTAGGTCTGAAACTTGCTCAGTTAAAGCTTCAATCATTTTGATTAATTCAGAGTTATCTGTATTACCTGCTACAGGTGCAGGTTTAACATATACTTCCCACTTCTTCTCTTTAGCTGTAACAATGTTAAAAGGTTTTCCTTTTTCATCAACAGTCTGTCCATCTTTATTGACTACAATATATTTATCTTTATCCCAATTTGTAGCTCTAACCATTTCTCCTGAAAACACTTTAGTAATAGCTGTGTTTTTTACCATAGTAGCTCCTTAATATTTATTAACTGTTAAAATTGTAGCCTATCCAAACTTAAATTAATATAATACTATACATATAAATATATAAATATAAAAAACTTAAAAAGCCCATTAAATCAATATATAATCTAATCTTATAATACTATAATAGTATATACATAAATATAAAAAGTTATTCACATTTATACAGTTAGTATGTGAATAGTTATAAAAAATACTAACCGTTACTTATTCACATAGGACACCATTAGTCTATTAATTTTAAACGAAAAATAACAGTTATTCACATAATTTT